CGCCGATGACGGCGGCCGACGTGACGATCAGCCCTTGCGGAGCAGCCGGGGCGTTCTTGTTGTTGGGGCTCTCGGGGCGGGGGTTCTTGCCGTCGGAGTTGACGGCGCCGAGCACGCCCTTCTGGCGCTTGGCAAGGCGGGAGAGGACGTCGTCGAGCATGGTCCCGAAGGTCGTGTGCCCCTGGCAGCGGCCGTTCTCGGTCACCGAGATCGAGATCTGGGTGACGCGCATCCGCTCCAGGCCGTTGCCGCGCTCGACCTTGATCCAGTCGCCCAGGGCGTAGTCCTCGAAGGGTAGCCACTGCAGGTCGTCGGCCTCCCACTCGCGCTTGACCTCGGCCGCCGGCGTGGCTCCGGTCTTCAGCGTCAGGTCCGCCACGCGACGGGCCGTGGCCTCGAGCTCGACGCCGCCGGCGCTGACGACCTTCTCGGTGCGGGGCATCCCGGCAGGGGCCTCGGGGTTGGGGAAGGTCCAGGTGCGGCCCTCGTCACCCTTCACGAGGACGTGGGTGCACAGCTGGGACCAGTCCAGCTTCTCCGGGGCCGACGTCGTGCCGGCGCCCAAGCGCCACACGACGGCAGTGTTCTCGCGCTTCAGGGCGGAGTCGGCGTTGTAGACCTGGAGAGTCCGGCCGCGCCACCGGTAGTCGATCATGCCCATGTTCATGAGCGTGTCCAGGATCGACTTGATGGAGACCGACGGGTCGAAGGCGATGGTCGTCTGGAACGCCCACCCCTGGCCGGCCGAGTCGATGGAGGTGCTGACGTCGAGGGTCAGGCCCGCGCCCCAGCCGCGCTTGACGGCAGCGTCCCACACGGTGCGCAGGATCTCGCCGGCGTTGCGGGAGTTGAACTTGTACTTCCCGTCCTTGTCCATGGAGTTGAACGGGACGTTCCACACGAGAGCGCCCTCCAGCCTGTGCCCGATGTGGATCAGGTCGGCGTGGCGACGCTCGGTGCCGTCGTCGATCAGGTTCCACTCCGAGGACAGGTTGGTGAAGCGGGCGTTGTACGGCTCGTGCCAGGTCTGCCCGTCGTAGCAGAGCTCGACGGCGATCTCCACGGCGGAGTCCAGCAACTCCCCACGCACGCCGAGGTCCCCGTTCGGGTAGGAGAGCGTGAGCGACGGAGTGGCCTGGCGAGGGCACGTGAACGTGCCCGCCAGGGCATCGGGGAGGACGCCCAGGCGGGCCCCGGCCTGCTCGTAGGCGACGTAGCGCATGGCCATGCCGCGCGCGAAGTCGGGGTTACGCGGCATCAGTAGGCCATCCTTCCGCGGAATCGGCCGGTCGTGCCGGTCAGCGTCATCGAGATACGGCCGTCAGCGTTAGGCGTGGCCCGGAATCCGCCGGGGCTCATCGAGATCTCGCCGTCGGCGCTGCGGGCGTTAGGCTGGATCTCCCACTCGATGGACGGGTTCTTCCAGGCCCGGTAGCGGGCCACGTCCACGATCAGCCGCTCCCCGCCGGTCAGGGCGCCTGTGAAGGTCAGCGAGGAGCCTGAGACGTTGTCCTTGACCGTGCAGGTAGGCGCTGTCGGCTCCAGCATCAGCTTCCCGTCCGGGATAGGCATCACGCAGCCGTTGAACTTCGACATGTCACTCAGGTGGTCGACAATGTCGACTGGGCTGCGCCACAGTCCGGAGACGATCTCGTAGGTGATCGCGAACGTGATCGTCTCCGAGTGCGGGTCGAAGACCGGCTCGACGGAGGACGTAGGCCGGACCTGAGCCTCTCGAGCGGGGGCCCCCGCGGGGGTGTACTGAAGGGTCTGGAGGCGGCCGAAGGCGTACAGGCGGCGCAGAAGGTCCTGGTAGTTCTGCTCCAGGCGCGCCAGTCCTTCCTTGCAGCGGTTTCCGTTGCGCCCGTCGGTCCAGGAGAACACGGTGAACTTCAGGGCGACGGTAGCGGACTTCAGGACGGACGGCGCGATCGGCAGCACGCCGAATCGCCCAGGGATGTCCACAGAGGCGTTCCAGGGCTCGCCGCGGGTCGACAGAGTCGTCCCCTCGGCGAGCACCCAGCGCTGGCGCACGTCGTCAAGGTCGGTGCCGTCCAGTGAGTAGATGGCCATGGGTGGGTGACCCTCCTCAGATGATCGCGGCCAGCCGCAGCCCCTCGGCTACCTCGTCCCGAGTCTTCGAGTCCGGCTTGGCCTGCGGATAGTTATTGGTGATGTTGATTGTAGCGCCTGATCGGCTTCCCTTATCAAACGATCCGGAGGACTCGGGCGCCGGGTTCGGACGGCCGGCCGAGGCACGGGCGGGGAGCGGCTGCACGTCGGCGTTGAGTCCGATCGTGGCGGGCTTGGTCAGGTCCTCGGTGAGGCCCTGAAGAGAGGATCGAACGGCGCCGTACTGGCTCTCCAGGCCCTTGATAAGGCCCTGCATGATCATCTCACCGGCGGGGGTGAGCAGGACCTTGTCGACGGGGGCGGGGCCCTTCCAGGACGGGAGCATGCTGGTCAGACTGCTCAGCTTGTTCTTGACCGCCCCGATCATGGACGAGATCCCGTTGAGGAGGCCGTTGATGATGTTCTTACCGGCGCTCAGCAGCCAGGAGCCCGCGTTGGAGAAGATGTTGCGGATGCTGTTGGGGAGGTTCCGCACGAGGTTGACGGCTTGGCTCACTCCCGAGGAGATCGTGGACGTGATCCCGTTCCAGGCTGCGGAGGCGCCAGACTTGATGAGATTCCATCCTCCCGAGATGACGCTTCCGAGCAGGTTCCATGCCGCCTTGGCGATACCGACGAGAAGCTGACCGAAGTTGGAGAACGCCGACTTGATGTAGTCCCACACCCCCGTGCCGATTTGCTTGATCCCGTTCCACGCCTGGGACCAGTTGCCCGTGATGATACCCATGACGACGTTGACGATGCCCTGGATGACTCTCATCATGTTGACGAAGGCGTCCCGGATGATGTTGATGATCGGGATGACGATCGGCATGAGGGCCTTCACCGTCGTCCCCACCAGCTGGAACGCCGGGATCAGGGCCGCCGACAGCGCGCTCACGATCGGGCCGATGGCCGGGACGATCGCTGCGAGCAGGTCGTTGATGAGCGGGCCCAGGACCGCGAACAGGGCCGACAGCACCGGACCAAGGGCCTGGATGACGGGCATGAGCGCGGCGCCGAGCTGCTCGATGATCGGGGCCAGTAGCTCGGCCAGCTGAGTCATGACCGGAGCCAGCTGCTCCACCAGCTGAGCGATCAGCGGGGCGACGGCTGCAAGCAGCTCGCCGCCGACGGTCGCCAGGGCGCCGAACGCCTCGCCCAGGGCGGGCATGGCGGGGGCGAGCGCCTGAACGGCGATGAGGACGTTCTGGAAGAACGACTCCAGCCCTCCCTGGAAGGCTGGGTTCTGGAGAGCCAGGGAGATGCCGTTGAGCCCGGTCTCGATGATCTGACCGACCAGGGGCAGGATCGTGGAGAGGGTCGGGGCCAGGGACACGAACGCCTGGCCGAGCGAGCCGACGCCCTGGAAGGCATAGGACGCGGCCGTACCCATCGCGCTGAAGATACTGGACAGGGTCCCCTGCCACAGCGGGCCGTTGACCGCCTTGTTGGCACTGTCGAGAGCCGCGGCGATGGAGTCGATGGGGGCCGAGCCGGAGGCCATGGCGGAGAAGACGCCGCCCAGGATGCCCGCCAGGTCGAAGACGATGTTCTTCAGCGTCCCGAAGGTCTTGGCAGCGGACTGAATGGCCTTGTCCATCTCGCCCGACTCGGTCTTGGCCTGGACCCAGTTCTGGAACGAGTAGGCCACGCCGTTGGCCCACTCGGCGATCGATGGCAGGTACTTCGCGCCGGTCTCACCTAGCGTGAGCAGGGCGTCGGTGAAGGCTCCCGCGCCCTCGCCTCCGATGTTCATCGCCTCGGCCAGGTAGCCGAGAGACGCCTGGAAGCCGGGGATGTGGTCGGTGGCCGCGTCCGCGACGGCGGCCGTCATCATGCCCATCTCCGCCGCGACGTTCTCGATCGAGGGGGTGAGGGCGTCCAGGGCGTTGTTGGCGAAGGCGCGCACCGCGTCGGCCGCCTCTCCCCAGAAGTTGGTGGAGATCGTCTCCTGGAGCGCCGTGAATCTGGGACCTAAGTCCTCCAGCACCGTGGAGGCGTCCTTCATGGCTACGGCGAAGATGCCGATGCCGGCCGCCGCGGCGCCTAGGATGCCGGGCATGGCGAGCAGGGCCGGCAGGGAGTGGGCGATGCCCACTCCGAACTGGGAGATCGTGCCAAGTCCAGCGCCCACGACGGAGGTCAGCCCGAGGACGGCGGTTCCCATGCCGGCCATCTTCACCGAGAAGGTGTCCAGATTGGTGAAGATGTCGTTCAGCGAGTTCTTCAGGTTGCCGAAGATGTTCCCGCCGGCAAGGGCCTTCAGCTGGGTAGCGACTTTCGCCAGCGACGCCTTGGCCAGGCGCACGTGGATGTCCACGAAGCGGGGCTTGGAGGTCAGCCGGGCCAGGTCGAAGCGAGCCTTGCCGTCGTCCAGGTCGGCGTTGACGGTCGCCTTACCGTCGAGCTTATCTAGCTCATGCTTCAGCTTCCTCTTGGACGTCTCGGACAGGTGGGCGTGGGCCTCAATGTCGCCGCCGAGCTTCTTCAGCTCCGTCTGGAGCTTCTTCCTGGAGGCGTCGGAGAGCTCAGCATCCGCCTTCAGCTTCGCGTCGAGCTTGGCGATCTGTTCCTTGAGCTTGCGCTGAGCGGCCTTCTCCAGTGAGACGTCCACGCGGATGTCCGACTTGATGTTGGCGATGCGCTCCTTGATCTCAGCGACATCCTTGCCGTCGATCTCGATCTTGGCGTCGATGGCCGCCTCGGTCTTGCGGATCGCGTCAAGGGCCTTCTGCCGGGACTTCTCGTCCAGGTCCACGCGGGCCTTGATCGCGGCCTTCATCTCGTCGAGCTCGCGGCCCAGCTTGGCCACGGCGTTGTCGTCCAGGACCGGCCGGACGGGCGTGCGCCAGTCCGCCTGTCGGAGCTTCTGCTTGATCTCCTCCAGGTCGCGCTTGGAGAGACTGACGTCAGGAGACGCCTTGGTCTGGGCGATGGCCGTCTCGATGCGCCGCAGGTCCTTCGGGTCGATCTTGGCGTTTACCTGAAGCACGAGGCCATCGAGCGCGTCCTTGACTGAGTCGCGCATCTCGCGCGCCCACTTCTCGGCTGCGCGCTCGATGCGCTTGCCGATCTTCTTGAGGCTCTTCTCGATGCCCCGCTCAGCGTCGCCGCGGAAGTCGC